CTCCTGGAGCTCCTAGCAGTAGTCAAGATGGCACGGCACCTGCTAACGCAAGTAGCCCGATCAATCAAACTGCGTCTGCACCGCCTCCGACTGATACCACGTCAACCCCTCCGATAAACACTTCAAACCCAGGAAAAAGATTAAAAAATCCATTAGGAGAGTTCGCTAGTTACACTTATCAAATAAGTTTATACATGATTACTCCTGATGCATATGACGCTTTTATCGCGTCAGGTAGGACTAACATCAACGCAATAAAAAGCGTAGCACCTTCTGGCGGAGCGACTGGTGCTAACATACCTAACCAAGGAGGGGCATTCCTCCTTGCCCAAAGTGGGGGTATAAACAACACCGATGATGTCCGTGCTGAAGGGTTTAACTTTGATTATTACATTGACAATCTAACCTTCACGACACAAGTTATGGCGCAAGGTGCAGCGATAGTTACTGATATTGAATTTACTATAACTGAACCATATGGATTTTCATTCATTCAAAATTTAAAGCGGGCATCTGACGCTATATCACAATATTTGGGGTCTAATACAGCAAATATTACTTTTGCAAAGCAATTTTTTATATTAGGTATAAGATTTTTTGGTTATGATCAACAAGGAAAATTAGTTAAACCAGAAAATCAATTTTTCGGTTCTACGTTAGATCCAAGTTCAATCGATGGATCGTTATTCCAGCAATATTTTGATATTCAGATAACCGGAATATCTTCTAAGATTAATGGTAAAACTATGACTTATCAATGCAGTGCTACCGGATTAGCTCCGGGCACTGCATATAGTCAGTCCAAAGGTACTTTGCCTAGTGATCATCCTATAACTGCTACTACTGTAGGAGATGCTCTAACAAAACTCAAGAATCAACTTAATGACGAGCAACAAAAACTAGTCAAAGCCGGATCACAAACCTATCCCATAGTATATAATTTTAGATTTGCACCCGGAGCAGAAATAATCGCACAGTCTCCGATAGTTTCTCCCGCAGATTTAGATAAAAGCAAATGGGCAGGAAGTGGCGCCAAAACAACTAGTCAATCAAATGCTAGTAAAGAAACAACTGCTACCCCTGAAAATAACTCAAGAAATATAAATTTTACCTCTAGTACTACTATAACTCAGGGAATACAGCAAGTCATTACGCAAAGCGAATATTTACGCAAGGCCCTAACTGTTGTATACGCATCCTCACTGCAAACAGATCAATTAAAAAACGCTCCTCCAGAAATAGTATCTTCTAGAGACCGGCCGATAAGTTGGTACCGATGTACGACAGAAATTTCAAATGCTAAATGGGATCCAAAGTTAAACAACTGGATAACTGATATAACTTATGTGATACACGAGTATGATACACCGGTAGTTGCTAGTAGCTATGCTAGTTCTACTTTAAAATACTATGGGCCGCATAAAAGATATGAGTATTGGTATACGGGAGAAAATAGTGAAGTTATAAGCTATGAACAAAATATAGAAACCCTTTATACTAGTACCGTGGTTTCCCCGCCGGATCCAAATAATCCTACAGGTCCGGCAACTCCGCCTTCCGGAACAGCAAGCCCTAGTACTACTCAAAATGCAAAAACTCCCAACACCCAATCTCCTTTACCTAGAACAAATACACAAGGATATGCAGCTACTGCTCAAAATAACTACCTTACTAGTCTTTATGACTACAATTCCTATGCTGAAGCCAGCGTGACTATTCTAGGAGATCCGGATTTTTTGATTCAGGATTCCGATACAAGTATAAATCAGGTGTATGATAAGTATTACGGAAGTGATGGTTTTACTATAAGTGCTAACGGCGGACAAGTTTTTATTGAAATTGATTTTAAAGAAGCAGTTGACTATACTAATACTGGACAAGTCAACGGTGTTAATTCGTCAGAAGGCGGCACGCTGAATATCAATAACTCTATTTTGTTTTTCCCGTATCCTCCTCCTCTTGACAAGATAATACATGGCATAAGTTTACAAGTAAGAGAAGTCAAGAGTAAGTTTGATAATGGAAAATTTACTCAAGATTTATCTTGTTTTCTAAATGATTTTGGAAAAGTAAGTCAAGATGCTAACTCTGCTGAAGCGACAGGAATATCAAATTCTAATAAACCAACCGGTTCAGGACCCGCAGCCGGAAATTCTGCGGTCACCACTAGCAATACGGGAACGAAAACGGATCCGGCTATCAACACTACTAAAACCCAAACCCCCACTAAAAACTCAAATCAGACTCCTGCACAGCCAGTGACGAACACTGGCCCCGGTGGAAAACCTGTCGCAAATGATCACGGAGGAGGATAAAATCACATGCCAATAGACTCTATTAAAACATTTGGTCCAGTCAAATCAAGTAAGCCTGATACCGGCGGAGCTATTACTAAAATGGTTCCTCTTTTTGGAATCGTTAAGGATAACATCGATCCTACCCGAGCAGGAAGAATTAAAGTTCTGTTATCTGACAAGCCACCAATGGACTCTGACTCGTCTGATCACTGGATAACGGTAAGTTATCTGAGCACCTTTTTTGGTCAAGTCGGGAGTACTGCTGGAAATGACGGTCACGGCACCTATAAATCTAATCCTAGTTCCTACGGTATGTGGCACGCTCCTCCTGATATCGGAACTACTGTTATCTGTATCTTTATCAACGGTGATCCTAACTATGGTTTCTACATAGGATCAGTTCCATCAGCAGAAACATTGCACATGGTACCTGCTATTGGTTCAGCAGATAACATCGTTGCCAATGAAGGAGAAGCACAAGGGTTTGGTGGTGCAACTAGGTTGCCAGTAACAAACATTAATACAAACAATGCGCCAGTAACCAATAGTCCGGAATTTAATTCAGCACCTAGACCTGTTCATAGCTATTCTGCTGCAATCATGAATCAACAAGGAATCATACGAGACCCTATTCGTGGTCCTATATCATCAAGTGCATCTCGCGAAGCAGCAAGTCGTGTAGGCTGGGGAGTGTCTACTCCTGGTAGACCTATCTATCAGGGCGGATATGATGATTCTACTGTTGTCAACAATCTTACTCCGGACAAAGATGCCCAACTACAAGTCGTTGCAAGACGGGGAGGTCACAGCCTCGTCATGGATGACGGTGATGTCATCGGTAGAGACCAGCTAATTAGATTGAGGACTGCATTGGGCCATCAGATTCTGATGAGCGATGACGGCCAGACCCTCATGATACTTCACTCTAATGGACAGAGTTATATTGAATTAGGTAAAGAAGGTACGATTGATATGTACTCTACTAATTCAGTCAATATTAGAACTCAAGGAGACTTGAATCTCCACGCAGATCAGGATATTAATATGCACGCCATGGGGAAATTTAATCTCCAAGCTAATAGCATAAACACTAACTCTGAGACAACGACCCAGATGAGAGCTACTACTGATATTAACTTCGGTGCATTAGGAAAAATCACTGGTCTAGCAGGCGGCGCTATTGCTTGGGGTGCCGGAGGAGATGCGTCTATGGTCGCTGGTGGCCAGGCGTATGTTAACGGTTCTAAGGTGAATCTAAACAGCGGGGCTCCCGGTACTTCGCCAGCATCAGTACCCAGCATCCCCCTCATCGCACAGACTGATACCTTGCATGACAGCACAAAGGGTTACATGGCTGCACCTGCAAAGTTACTCACTGTCTGCTCCCGCGCCCCTGCTCACGCGCCGTGGGCTAATGCAGGTCAAGGAGTGGATGCAAAAACAAATCTTGATGCCGCTGCTAGTTTACCACCGGCACCTTCTGGGGCAGTTGATGCGACTAATACTGCTGGAGCAGCGACCGGACCTTCTCCGCCGGCAAGTGCGACGGTAGCATCTGCACCTGTAACAGCCGCCCCTTCGGCTGGCGTAAGCACTAATACGACAGGTGCAACTCTAGCTGCTCAAGCAACTGCTGCGGCAACAGGTCCAGCCGCAGCCGCCGTGACACAGGGCGCCGCAGTGATTGAAACATCTGAGGGCAAGGTCGCGGCAGTAGGTGCATTTGCACAGACCCCTGCTCAGTTAGTAAGTGGTAATATATTAAAACCAGGAGCCGCCACACTTGTCACTGGGCTCGTTCAGCAGGGTGCAAACATAGCACAAGCGATGCCGGCATCATTATTCACAGGAGCATCCGGCATAGGAAATCTGACGAGTCTGATTAAAAATACAACTGCTCAGGCTACTGGCATCGTTAGTGGTATGCAAAAAGCCCAGACAGCATTGACAACCATTGGTGCGATCACTGGCAAAGAAGCACCAGCAGCACTTACCGGATTAGTTCACGCAGCAACGACTGTAGATGTGGGATCAACTATAAATGCAATCAAACAAGTATCAGGAACACTGAATGCTGCTGCTAATGCTGCTGCTAATCTTGCTGGCGCGGCGAATTCGGTTTCTAAGGCATTGAGTGGCGGCGCGGCTGGAGTCGTTAATAATCTCGGAGGATCTCTCGTTGGTTCGGGGTCCGCCGCATTGAATAGTGCTACGTCTGCTGCGGCAAACGCAGCATCATCGGTTACTGGTTCAGTTAATAAGATAGATAGTGCCCTCAGTGCTATCGGCGCCGGCAGTGCGGCAGCAAAACTAGCCACTAACCTAACCGGTGGTCTGGGCGGCGTAGCTAGTGCATTGACTGCTATGAGTTCAATTCCCGGCCTCAGTTCATTAGTAGACCAAAGCAAAGGCATAGCAGCGTCAGCGTTTAATGCCATTAAAAATTCTTTTACTCCACTACAAGCCGGCATACCGCAAAATCTTACTGCTATCGCCAAAGCAAACGCCGCCGCAGCAGCCACAATTGCCGATCAGACCTCTCAAGCAAGTGGTTCTTTATTGGGTAAAGTGACCGGAGCAGTGAGTTCTCTTGCAGGTGCCGCCGGCTCAGTTTCTAGTCTAGCAAAAGATGCTATTGGCAGCGTGTCCGGAGCAGTAGCAGCGGTAACATCTACTGCTGCTTCATTAAGTAATATTGCCAAAGCTACCGGAGCGGTAAATAATAGCATTGCGTCAGTCGCAGGCGAGATATCATCCGTGAGTAAATCTTTATCATCCATTGCCAATGCTGTGGGGGGAACTTCTACTGGAATTACGGTAGGTGGTATAACAGGTGCGGCAAACTCTATATCTGCTGCGGTTACAGGACACGCACTCAATACTACTATCGGTGGAGTAGAGAATGCAGTAAACAATGTTGCTGCAATTGCTGGTGCAGGATCAACATTAGCAGCAGGCGGACTGCCGGCTCTATCAAATGCAGCATCTGTTATCCAACAAGGAGCATCGGCTGCGACATCATCAGTTCTTGCTAGTGGATTAAGCAATCTGCCCGGTGGAATAAACACAGTGTCAGCAGTTCTTAATAACGCAAAGGGGGCAATCAACAGCATACCTGGATCAACCGCGCTTTCTGGGCTAATAGATAATGCACATTCTTCAGCATTAAATGCAGTGTCGCCGGCAGCTGGACCATTAGGAGGATTGACATCTGCTACTAACACTCTAACTAATCTAACTTCTTCGTCTATAAACGGAATTGTTGGAGCATTAGGTGCCGCTGCGAGTAAACTAGGAGGATTAACTTCTCTAGCTTCTGCTGGATTATCGGCGGGTGGAATCGCACAATTACAATCTTCCATAGCATCATTGGCGTCAGGCGGCCCAGCAGCAATCAATCTTCCTACAGTTGGCTTCAATACAAATGATCGTACTTCTATCACTGCCCAGACAACAAGTCTACTCGGTGATCCGGGAATACCTCCTCCTAATCTGACTGGAGCAGTGTCTACAGATACGATATCTACTTACGAGGCACAACAAGCGGCAAACCAAGCACTATCTGATCAGTATAACGTGCTGTTGAATGCAGTATCATCGGCGTTAAGTAATCTGGCAATAACTCAAAGTGCGTACATGACAGCCGAAAATAATCTTCCTGCTGGAGATCCCGGAATTTCCACTGCATATCAAGCATTTCTTGCAGCCTCCGCCGTTTTAGCTGCTGCTGAGGATGCAGTAAACGCATTCCAACAATCTAATCCTCAATTCGCCCAATAATATAAATACTATAAAGGAATAAGATATGCCACAATACATCGGATTCAGTACATTAAATGCTTGTCAACCCAGAAGTAATAACATTCAGATTGACAGTATGTCTACGAGTTATATTGCTGTAGGCCCCAATGGATTGACTCCTATCAATGGATACGGTGTTACTTCAGGGTTAGGCTCAACTATTACACCTATCTACTCTGGCAAAAAATTTCTTACTATTGATGAGCAACTCGTAATTACAGATTTTATCAATGCATTGAACATTCCACGAGGACAAAAAGTCGGTCAACCTGGCTTCGGCACTGGAATTTGGGATTATATCTTTGAACCAAATACACCCGACTTACAATTATTATTAGAAAACGATATCAGAAGAATCGCAGCGAATGATCCAAGAATAGACATTAATTATTTGAAATCGTACACACAAGAAAACGGTATTTTGTTAGAAATTCAAATGGCTATTCTCCCCTTTAATAATCCACAAACACTAAGTGTATTTTTTAACTCTCAGACTAATTCCGCCTCACTAGTATAAAATCCACTTTTTTGATAATGATAAATACTTAATCAAAAGAGAGTAGCCATGTCATCATTAGAATTTTATGTGTACGCATATTTACGTGAAGACGGTAGTCCTTATTATATCGGTAAAGGTAAAGATTTGCGTGCATGGACGAAAGGCAAGGGTGAAGTTAGACCACCCAAAGCCCTCAACCGAGTAATAATTGTTGAACGAAATTTAACGGATATTGGTGCATTAGCAATTGAACGAAGACTTATTATTTGGTATGG